ATCTACATACAATAACTTTTGAACCATCTGTTATGTCTAACGAGTGTTGGTCTTTGTACATTTTTTTGACTGTATTCCAATTCATACTTGCTCTTACGTGGCCAGGCATATTTGCTTTACCAAGTCTATGTTCTTTTTTAACATATTCAGTTAAATTGTTTACACGTTTTGGTGTTCCTTTTTCCCAACCTGGTCGTTCCCTAAATCCTAATCTAAAATCTTGAATAAATTTTATTATTTCTGTTTCTGTTTTGTTTGTTAGTACCATTAATAATATATCACTTAAGAAATCTTGTACAAATTTTGGTGTATCAGATCTTTTTAAGTCTAATCCCATTGCTTTAACTTTTCCATATTCGTCAGTATTAACATTTCTGTTCCAAGTACCTTCAACTTTATCTTGTCTAGTACCTTCTAGATCATAAATCAAAATAGCATAACGTTTTTTAGTAATAAACAAACCTTTTGATGCTACTGCTTCTCTACCTCCACGAATTATTTTACCTTTTGCTTCTGGTGAATGGCAAGCCTCATACATAAATCTTGGAAATGACTTGTTTACTTCATCTGCAATTTTATCATACAATTCAATACATGATTCTTTTGTCCAAGTCATTTTATTATTTTCAACTTCTTCTTTAACCATAGGGTATGCGGAAAAGTAAACAGAATCAGTATCACCATATATTATTCCTTTGCCTCGATGATCATATTCTCCTGTAATAATTTCATTTGTTTTTGCCGCCATATGTTTTGTAATAGTTCTACCTGTTAATGTTATTGATTGTCCTAGTCTTAAGTCAAAGAATCTACAACCTGGATTTAATAGAGCACCGTATAAACTGTTTAAGTTAATTTTTTTAACTAATTGTCTTTTATCCCAGAATGCTTGTTCAACTTTATTTCCAACTTGTATAGATTCACGTAATTTATCTTGCATTTTCTTTCGTTCAGAGAACCATTTTTCTAATAACCCTGGAATAATTGCTTCAAACTCATATGTGAATATTGTACCATTTGCAGATAAACCCCATTTAGATCCATTTTCGAATATCATACCATACAGTTCTGCCGCTGTATGTGTACTTTCAGTTCCATTCACCCATTCAACTACACAATTGAATGCTCTATTTTTTCTTAAAACTTCTGTGTATTCAACTGTAGCAAATTCACCTTCCCATGCTGATGCTGGAGTCTTTTTGTCGAATTGTATGCGTTCTTCAATCATTTTAGTTGTAGCATCTTGTTTTATTTGTCCAACAATAGTTTCTGGCCCCATGTTTAATGCTCTAATAATAGATGGGTATAGTGAATTAATATCGATTGAGCCAATATAATCATGTAATCCTTTTTTAGGTGTTGCAACATAGGCCCCAACTGCCGCTGATGTTGAGTGTGGTTCACGATGTGGTCTGTTTGGAACTACCATGCCACGTTTATGAGTTTCATTTATAATAGCTTGTTCTGTAACAGCCACAGCACCCATTGTCGTTTGTAGTAATACAGTATTTGCGTGTGCTAATTCGTTTGCTAAATCAATAAATTTTAGTTTATTATTAAGTTTAGAAATTAACATAACATCTTGTCTATTATATTCGATAAATGTTTTAAAGTCGTTGTTGTATAATGAGTCTAGTGTTCCTTCGTATAATGTCTTTTGTTCACCTAGTTCTTGAAATGAAATTGCATCTAAACTAAACGAATGTCTTTCTTCATATGTGTATTTTCTGTATAGTTGCATATAGTCTAAATGTACACGACCAATTAAATCATATGTAATTTCTTCGTTACCAAAACGTTCAAATTTTCTTTTGCGTGGTAATAAATTCCATAAGCACATTTTACGAGCATCATCCTTGCTTAATATTTTTATTGTTCTGTTAACAATATATGGTATATCATAACCTTCTGAGTTCCAACCACTTAATATATCAGCATCTTCTATGATGCCAAGAAATGTTTGCAAAAGTTCTGCTTCATTATCAACAATGTATGTGTTTTCAAAATCTTTTAAGTTCTCTATCGTTTCTTCTTTAGTAAGTGTTTTAGGTGGTACAGTAATTGTTATTAGTTGTTTTGTCCATTCAAGATAACAAGAAATTGATGTAACTGGCATAAAAGGATCAGCTGGTTTTGAGAATCCTTTTGCAGGATCAAAGTCTACTTCAATGTCAAAGAAGCATACGTTCATATTTGGAGCCTCTCGATCGATATAATTGTCTTCAAGACATCTAAATATTGGATTTATATCTGCTTCATAGATTTGTTTACCTTTATGAATTGCAAGTTCTTTTTGAAAATCTTTATTTTGTTTGGTACTTACTCGACTAACCTGAGTACCAAATATAGATCTATGTTTACCTTTAAGATCGTCGTAATAAAATACATAGCGAGCAGGATAGTCTGTGTATTCTCTTTTACCATTTATACGTTCAACTACGTATATTTGGTCTCGTGCTCTATCAAAGTATGCGTCTATGTAACTCATATTGCATTAATTATTAATGTTGTTAATGCTATTAAATTCATTACTGTAAACCAACTGCACAAAAATATTACCATTGCTACTTTACGAATTACTGAACTAATTATTCCTAATATAGAACCAACCAAATACATTGGAACAAATATCCATGTTGCTGGATCTAGTACTGTAAATGTTAATACTGCACTACCACCAACTAATAATATAGTTTCAAATGTCTCACACCAAAAAGCCACAGGACTTAAGGTATATGAATCTTTAAAGAACTGTTTAACTGTTGCTATCACTATTGTGTTTTGCCAACTGTTGCTAAAATAGTTTCCAGTTCTTCAAGTTTTGCTTGTTCATCATGCAATCCTGCCTTAAATGCAACACTAATTGCTTTGTTTAACATTGCTGGTTTAATTTCCAGTTCTTCAGACAATGCTTTAACAGTTTCACGCAATCCAGCACTTAAATCAGAAACTTCTTGTTTAACTTGCATACCTTCTTCTATTAATCTTTTAAGTTTTGCTGTCGAGTCAGCATCAAACATTCTCCCTGTCATTAGATATCTCCTTTTTTGTTATAACAATTTACATTATAACAGATAAATTATTATTTGTCTATTGTATATGAATCGTATTTTGGATTATATGTGGTTTTATCACCAGTTATTGCTTCGTAAATTCTGGCAATTATTTCTGGATATGCTTTAGACTGGTCTGCTATTTGCTTTATAGCCGTTACCAAATAGTCATCCATTTTAGGTCGTTTTAATATTAACTGACTTTCTTTAACATCGTAAAAATGATCAATGTTTGGCCATTTATCTTCTAATATATCAATTTTTTTTCTTAAGTGTTTTAAACCACGTGACCCAGCTGATTGTGGATGTTTTATTTGTATGCTTGTATCAGTCATTGATTCTTTTTGAATCAAATCTTTTTCTTTTATTATTTCTTTAAGCTTCATTTAACCAGTGCCATCAATGATACTCTCAAGTTTTGCTAATGCGCCATATTTTTCAGGATCTTTAGTAACCAAGTATCCTAAGAATGCTGATGGTTGTAAACCTTGTTCTTGTGCTTTTTCTCTAATTGCTTTGCCTATGTCTAGTAATTTATTTTTACCATCCATGCTAATTTGTTTATCACCTTGTCTACGTTTTTTCTTTGCCCATTTTTTAACTGTTTTCAAATGTGCTGTTCTGGCGCCGGGCGATGATTTGTATCCACGTTTGCCTGCAGGGGCTTTATCACTTGAAGGTCCATATTCATGATCTTTTGGAACATCAACATCGGGATCAACTCCTCGTTTTTCTGCAACTCCTCCACCGGCTTGTTGAATTATTTGTTTAAACTTTTGAAATAGTTGAGGATTAGTCATTAATTTTGTAAGTGCTTGTGCGTATGGAGCCAATGCTTGTTGAAGGTTAAGTGGAAGATCTTTACCTTGTGCCATTTTACTTAATCCTTTTGCAACCATTTGCCCTGAACCAGAACCTCCGCCCATTGGTCCTCTAAGTTGTTGAGCCTTTTGAGCAATTCCTTGTTCAGGATTTTGTTCACCTAAACCTTTTTTAAGTTCTTCTTTTGACTTACCATATTTCTTTTCGAACTCTTTATCTGATAATTGTTTTAGATCTAGATCGATGTTACTCATTTTACCTTCTATTTTTTTATCGAAAGAGGTTAGTGCTCCTGCTCTATCTAGTCTGTCATATAACTCTGCGATGTATTGAACTAGTTCACGTTCACTCATGCCTGCAATATCACTCATAACCATATCATGCCATTGATCATCTTCAGGTGGTTCAAAGTCTGCTGTTCCTTGATGGCCACCAATGAATGTTCCTGTTGCTTCAGTTTTTACATTTTCGACAGGTTGTAAGTTTAATTTTATTTTTTGAACTAAATCTTTAATTTGTTCTGCCCAATCATTATTTGAATCTGGATATCTTTGCAATGTATCAGCATCGGCATCAGTAATTTGAGTTGCAAGATTTTCTATGTCTGATAAGTCTTGTTCTAGATCAATAATAAGATCTTCGGGTCCTTCGTTAGTGTCTTTACTTTCCCCGCTTCTTGCCCATGCTCTTGCTTCGTCATCTTTATCTTTTTTTGCTAATGCTCTTGCTTCTTCTTCATCATCAGCATCATATTCACGTCCTGGAACATTCATATAATCTAAATGTGCGTCAACCTTTGAAACTCTTTCGTCATAGTCCATAGGAATTTCATATGGAACGAAAACTGTTTTACCTACACGTGAGGTTTTTTGAAACAGAGTATCTTTATCTACCTTAACATGATATCCTTCAGCATCAGGTTGTGTTTTTGACTTGACATCGACAGCAATAACTTCACCTTCAATGTATTTGTCTGGTCTACCTTCTATTGGTTGATGATCATATGCTCTAATACCATCACCTACTTTAAATTTATTAGCAAATTTTAATTCTTCTATTACCACATTTGGTTCACGCATTGATTCTTCAATTTTTCCTGCCATTGTAGTTGGTTCATCAATTAATGCTTTGCCAATATGTGATCTTGATTCTTTTGCTTTTTGTTGATTCATTGCAATGGCATACATTGCCGATTTAGCATTTTTGAATTTACCTTTTGCCCATTTACCTATAGATTTTTTTGCATCTGGACTATCTTTCATTTTGTCTACAGTTTTATGAGCTTTTTTAATTTTTTTCTTACTCATCTCAGGCGTTGGTAGTCCTGCTAGTTCACGTAACTCTGCTACTGGTAATGAAATATCTTCTTCGATCGGAAGTGCAGGAGTTTTCATTTCGGTAATTATTTGTTTTTTAATGTCACCTAATGATGTAGGGTCTATTTTTTGCAATTTAGCAACCATAGCCTTAAAATCAATAATGTTATCCATTTGAAACCTCCGAAGTTACTGTATTTATAATGATTTTATGTTATCTTTTAATTGCTGGACCACCAAAAATTGATACACCCTTCATGTTTAGTGCATTATCAGTTGGTTTTTGTTTCTTTGGTTTTGGTGGCTTGGGTGCTTTAGTACCTGACTTTCCTGGAGAACCTATATAAGATTTTTTTCCTCTGGCTTTCCCAATAGCAATGTGTGGTGATACTACTGTTGCTATGTTTCCACTTGTTGTAGCACCTGCTGTGCCCTGTTCTTTAAGTTTTAATACTAAAAATTCAGAGTATCTCATGTTATTCGTCCTTTTTATGTTTCCCTATGATATTTATTATTTCCCATGTACCATCTTCGTAACGATGGACTTCTGCATCCACATAATCACACATAAAATTTAAATGTTCTCCATCAATTTGATATTCAATACCATTAATTTCTATTGTATCAACATCTGCCGCTCTTTGATCGCTGATTTTCATATTAGTAATATTTATCTGCTACTATAACTAAACTTGTGGATTTTCTTTGCCATTTGCCCAGTTGTTTATGTGTTTAACATACCAATCAATGCTGTGATCAGCAAAGTTGTCTATTTTACCTTTCTTAATGC